CGGTTCTGGATTCACCTGATCGACCGTTGGACTGGCGCAGCATGGAACAGACTGAGTCACGATTTCTACATCACGAAGCCTGCGAAGCCTGCGGCTCGTCCAACGCCGTAGCGGTCTACTCCTCGGGAGTCCGCTACTGCTTCAAGTGCAAGAAGAGCACGGCACCGGAGGGAGGGGGGAGCACCCAACGAAGCTCAGCCCACAATCGGGACCTCCTCCATCCGGTGTCGTGCCACGGCGTCGAGTCCCGGCAGCTCACGGCCGAGACCTGCGCGAAGTGGGGCTACGGCTGGGCGCAGCGCGGCGACGAGCTCGTGCAGGTCGCGCAGTACCGCGACGCGAACGGCACCGTGGTCGCGCAGAAGATCCGCACGCGCGCGAAAGACTTCGCATGGCACGGATCGCCGAAGGCGGCCGAGTCTCTGTTCGGCAAGCACCTCTGGCGCGACGGCGGAAAGCGCCTGATCGTCACCGAGGGCGAGCTCGACGCGCTCTCCGTCTCGCAAGCGATGGGGAACAAGTGGCCGGTGGTCTCCCTCGCGAACGGCGCCGGCTCCGCCGAGCGGGCCTTCCTCGACAACCTCGAGTGGCTCTCCGAGTTCGAGACGGTCGTTCTCCTGTTCGACCAAGACGAGGACGGGCGCAAGGCCGTGGCTGCGGCCGCGCCGGTGCTCGTGCCGGGGAAGGCCAAGATCGCGCAACTGCCGCTGAAGGACGCGAGCGACATGCTCAAGGCCGGCAAGGCGCGCGAGCTCGTGAACGCCTGCTGGGAGGCGCGCTCGTGGCGGCCCGACGGGATCCTGGAAGGCGAAGCGCTGTGGGAGCGCATCACCACGGACCCGGTGGTGCAGTCCATCCCGTTCCCCTGGGCGGGCCTGGAAGCGCGCCTCCACGGCCTGCGCCGCCAGGAGATCCTCACCGTGTGCGCGGGCACCGGGATCGGGAAGACGACGTTTTGCCGCGAGCTCGGCGCCCACCTGATGGCGCAGGGAGAAAAGCTCGGGTGGATCGGGCTCGAGGAGAGCGCGCGCGTGTCCGTGCTCGGGTTCCTCGGGCTCCTGATGGACCGCCCGCTGCGCACCGAAACGGCGACGGACTGGACGGCGCTGCGCTCACTCTGGGAGGAGCGGCTCCGCGACCGGCTCGCCTGCTACGATCACTTCGGCAGCCTCGAGAGCAAGCGCCTGCTGTCCCGGATTCGCTACATGGCGAAGGGCCTGGGCTGCGGATGGATTTGCCTGGACCACCTCACGATCGCGGTCTCCGGCAACGAGTCCGACAACGAGCGCAAAGACATCGACGTGCTGATGACGGGCCTGCGTCAGCTCACGCAGGAGACGGGCGTCGGCATGATCCTCCTGTCGCAGCTCAAGCGCCGCGACGGCGGCCAGAAGCCTTTCGAGAAGGGGGCGGTGCCGCTGCTCTCGGACCTGCGCGGCTCGGCCGCGATCGAGCACGTCTCCGATGCGGTCATCGGGCTCGCGCGGAACCAGACCGACCAGGAGAGTGACGCGGCGGCGGACCTCTACGTCATGAAAAACCGCCAGTTCGGCTCGCTCGGCGCGGCGGGCTCCCTCGAGTACGACCCAACCACGGGGCGCTACCGAGAGGTCACTTGCTTCGAAGAGCCAGCGGAGGCTGCCGCGTGAGGATCCTCTTCGACCTCGAGACGGACGGGCTCCTCGACAAGCTGACGCGCGTGCACTGCGGCTGCCTCGTGCGCGACGAGTCGCTCACGGTGGAGCGCTATCACGACGACCCGGCGCTCCCGCGCACGGGCACGCTCGCGGAGATGCTCGCGCTCATGGACAAGGCCGAGGCCGTGGGCGCGCACAACGCGTTGCTCTTCGACATCCCTGCGCTCGAGAAGGTGTACGGCTGGAAGCCCAAGGGGCGCGTGTTCGATTCGCGCGTGGTCGCCTCGAGCGTGTGGCCGGACGAGCACCTGCGCGCGCTCGACGCCATCAGCAAGCGCGAGCTCCCGAAGAAGGTCCAGGGGCGCAACACCATCGAGGCGTGGGGCTACCGCTTCGGCGACCGCAAGGGCGAGCGGCCGGAGAGCTGGGAGACCCTGACCCAAGAGATGCTCGACTACTGCGCGCAGGACGTGGTGGTCCTCGCGAAGCTCGTCCGGAAGATCAACGGGCACCAGCCTACGCGCGAACAGATCGAGCTCGAGCAAGAGTTCTTCCTGTGCATCCAGCGCCAGATCGACGCGGGCTTCGCCTTCGACGTGGCGCGCGCCGAGAAGCTGGTGGCGAAGCTCATGGCCCGACGCGCCGAGCTGGACACGCTGATTCGCGCCGCGTTCCCCGACTTCGTGGACGTGCGCTACACGCCGAAGAAGAAGCTGCGGCGCGAGGACGTTACGCCGTTCAACCCCAACTCGCGCCAGCACATCGCGCGCGGGCTGTCGGAGAAACACGGTTGGCGGCCGAAAGAGTTCACGCCGACCGGGCTCCCGAAGGTGGACGAGACCGTGATGGCGGCTCTCCCCTACCCGGAGGCCAAGATGCTCGCCGAGCACGCGCTTGTGCAGAAGCGGCTCGGCACGCTCGCCGAAGGCGACAACGCGTGGCTGAAGCTCGTCCAGCCCGACGGCCGCATCCACGGCTACGTGGCGCACAATGGCGCCGTGACCTCGCGCTGCACGCACCGCAAGCCGAACACGGGGAACGTCCCGACGACCGACGCCGAGTACGGGACGGAGATGCGCGAGTGCTGGGTGGCGGCGCCCGGCTACGTGCTCGTCATCGGCGACGCGTCCGGCATCGAGGCGCGGCTCCTCGCGCACTACGCCGCGCGCTTCGACGGCGGCGAGCTCGGGCGGTTCCTGCTCGAGGGGGACATTCACACTCGGAATGCGCAGGTGCTCGGGATCCCGACGCGTGCGAAGGCCAAGGAGTTCCTCTACGCCGTGCTCTACGGGGCGCAGGACACCAAGGCCGGAGAGATCCTCGGGGGGAGCCGCGCATTCGGGAAGCTCAAGCGCGAGAAGCTGCTCACCTCCCTGCCCGGACTCGGCCGTGTTATCGCCGGCGCCACCGCGGACGCGAAGGCGTACGGCTACGTGGTCACGCTCGACGGCCGGCGCCTCTGGGTGCGCTACGCGCACGCCGCGCTCAACACGCTCATTCAGGGCGCGGGCGCGATCGTGGGCAAGAAGGCGATCGTCCTGCTGCACCGCCGCCTCCGGGAGCTCGGGGTAGCTTTCAAGCAAGTGGGGTATGTGCACGACGAGATCGTAGTGGAGTGCCGGCCGGAGGACGCCGGGGTGGTCGCCCAGGCGCTGCGGGACGCAATCGCAGAAGCCGGCCGGCACTTCCGCCTGCGCGTGCCCCTCGAGTCCAAGGTGGTAAACGGCCCGACGTGGGCAGCGAAGGCAGCATGAAGAACGTAGTTCTACTCGACGGTGACATCGCACTCTGGCGGGCGGTCCTCGCCGCGGGCTCGACGGTGGATTGGGGCGACGGGGACGTGGTGCAGTCCGTCAACATCCCGAAGGCGATCACGCACTTCCGCGGCACGCTCAACACGCTGCGCGAGCGCTTCAAGACGCGCGACGTGCGCGTGGCCTTCGGGGACCGGCACGCCAACTGGCGCAAGGAGCTCGACCCGACGTACAAGGCGAATCGCCGCGCGGTGCCGAAGCCGCTCGGTTTCAGCGAGCTGGAACAGGAGATCATCGCGAAGTGCAACGTCGCGCGGGAGCCCCGGCTCGAGGGTGACGACGTGCTCGGCCTGCTCGCGACGCACGCGCCCGACGATGAGCGGCGCATCATCTGCTCCATCGACAAGGACATGCTCACGGTGCCGGGCTGGCACTACAACTTCGACACAGGCGTGGAGCGCGAGGTCTCGGAGGAGTCCGCACAACTCGCGCACTACACGCTGACGCTCACCGGCGACCGCACCGACAACTTCCCCGGTTGCCCCGGCGTTGGGCCGAAGCGGGCGGCGAAGATCCTCGCCATGGGCCCGAGCTGGGAGGCCGTGCGCCTCGCCTTCGTCGGCGCCGGGATCGACTACCACGGGGCCGTGCACCAGGCG